AACTATGGTACCAATGAAGCAGTAGCAATCACCATGAACATCTCTTATGACAACGCCAACCAAGGCAATCAAGGTGGTGGCGGTATTGGTGGTGTTATCGGCCGTACTGTGAACGACGTTGTTACAGGTATCGGCACAGGACCCTAAGGTCTAATCAATGTCTAGCTTCGGCCAGGACTTTCTTAAAGGCTTTACTGCGACAAACAGCTTGCGTGACTACACTCACGCAAGTAAAACTTTTCGCACTAATGCCTACGAACTCAAACCCAGATTTAAGTTTTTATTTCATGTTCAATTTTCATTGAACTACAATCAGATACCTGCATTGAAAAATAGTAAAATTTTTAATCCTGAGAATATTTCTAATCTTAGTTTGGCGGTAAAAACAGTTGACTTGCCCAAATACAATATTGATGTTGCTACGTTGAATCAATACAACCGCAAAAGAATTGTACAAACTAAAATCAACTATGAACCAGTAAACATTACATTTCATGATGATGGCGGCGACAACATACGTGAAATGTGGTATCAGTATTATTCTTACTACTACAAAGATCCAGCACAACAATACATTTCAAATGCTCCAACCGAGTATGGCACAGTTGGTCTAAATGCTACCAAAACAAATGGATTCAGCTATAACAATCGAGACATCTATCAACAGAACCGTGTGGGCAGTGTGAATGACTGGGGATACATTGGCGAAAACTTCATGGACGGCACACAAACAGCAAGTGGCAAGCCACCATTCTTTAGAGACATTCAGATCATTGGATTTGATCAACACAAGTATGCTAGATACATCTTGATCAATCCATTGATCACCAACTGGAACCATGACACTTACGATTATTCACAAGGTAATGGAACCATGCAACATACCATGACCATACGCTACGAAACTGTGAAATACCTCAACGGTGGACTTGGTAAACCGGATACCAATATTCGTTGGCCAGACGCAGCACACTATGATGAAGTACCAAGTCCATTGGCACGTGCAGGATCCACTGCAACTATTTTTGGGCAAGGTGGTCTTTTAAGCACAGGCGAAGGCATCCTGGCAGACTTAGAATCAGGATCAGTGGCAGGCTTGATTGGTGCAGCACAAAAGGCTGGCGCAGCCTACAACACATTCAAAGGAAAGAATTTGCAATCTATTGTGCAAAGTGAAGCTATATCATTGGGCAAACAAGTTATCAGTCAAAATGGTGCCAATGCAGTTAGAGCGGTGATAAACAAAGCTGATGGTTGGGCGTTTCCTGTACAGTCAACTCAACGAGCATATACTCGAGTTATAAATTCAGCAGCAGCAACTGGTGACGACCTTAGAGGACTTATATAATGTCTACAGGTTCAGTCAATTACACCAATACCAATCTTGATCAAACTGTGCGAGTGTTTGACAGATTCTACAACTTTGAAGCCAATGTGCCTGCTGCTGAGTATGATATTGTGTTGAGTTTTTTTAAACAACAAATGGGAGATGCCAGAGTAGCAGGCAACTTCACAGTGAGTTTGTTTCAAGTGGCAGAACAAACCAATATTCCGGCACTTACACTGTTAGACAGTTTTCAAGGTGTAGATGTCATGACAATAAATCTCAACATGGCCTACTATCTAAACAATATCCGCAGCAGAGCCACACTACTGGGTGTAAATGTACAACCGGTACCCAACTACTATGCTGCCAGAACAGTGCTTCAATGAGCAAGTGGGCACAAGGCGTCTATCAAGTTATCAACCCTAAGAAATATGTGGGCCAAGGCATGCCCAGATATCGATCAGGTTGGGAACATTCATTCATGCGTTTTTGCGATACCAATGACAACATCATGCAATGGGCCAGTGAAAGCATCCGCATTCCTTATCTGCATCCACTAACTGGCAAAATGACCACGTATGTGCCAGATTTTTTGATCACTTACAAAACTCGTGACCACACACTTCGAGCGGAGTTGATTGAAATTAAACCCAAAGGTCAAAGCGCCATCACTGAAGGCCAAAAGCCCAGAGACCGTGCCGTAGTAGCCGTAAACTACGCCAAATGGGACGCTGCGGTCAAATGGTGCAGAAATCAAGGCTTGACTTTTAGGGTAATAACTGAAGACGATATGTTTAAGAACGGTAAAGCATAGCCACTAAATATGGCATGACGAGAAAACTCGAAGAACTTTTTGATTTACCACCCTCCACTGAAGAAGTGGATGTTGCTGTTCCTTCAATAGCAGAAAATCGCACCGCCATCCAAACACTAGATGATGCTATCAATAAGATAGACGCTGCCTTGCCGGCTGTGCGTGGCTTGGAGTCCACTGACCAAGAAATGGACGAACTAGCTGGCCTAGCTACTGCCAGCTACCGAGACCTGATGGACCTTGGCATGCAGGTAGACTCAAGATTTGCTAGTGAAATATTTGGTGTAGCCAGCAACATGCTAGGCCATGCTATCACAGCCAAAACAGCCAAGCTGGACAAAAAACTCAAGATGATCGACTTGCAGATGAAAAAAATGCGATTGGATCAGCAACAAGCGGACAAAGATCCAGAGGCCACTGCACAGCAAGGCCAAGGCCATGTGCTCAGTCGCAATGAATTGCTGGAAAGAATTCTGGGTAAGAATCAAAACGCTCAAAAAGAATAAATATATCACAGGAACCTGACATGAAACCATTTGCCAAATATCTAGCAGAAAGTGAACGCACATACGATTATCGTATCAAAATGTGCGGTCGCATTCCGGACGATCTTGTGCGTCAACTCAAATCAAAACTGGATCAATTTGACCCAGCCAAACTGGGCGACGTCAAGACTACTCCTATTCAAAAGATCCTCACAGACTTTCCAAACAATCAGAATGACGCTGTGACAATGTTTGATGTGAGTTTCAAGTATCCAGCAATTGAGCCACAGATCAAACAGTTGTTTCAAATGCTAGGTGGTGATCCCAATCTTATTGTGATGCAAACACAGCCACACGTGGATGGACTTGTTGATGAGATGGACAAAATTGAATCTGAAAACAAAGACCTGTTGGCAGACACAGATTACCCTGCTCCTGATGCTGAACAACGAGCACTGAAAAAAGACTACTCAACTGGTCCGTACGATCATGCTGTGTTGAAGAATGCTTACCGCAGTGATTTCACAGTGGCTGGTGGTCGGACACCTCCTGCCAAGACCACTAACCAACTTCCCCAGGGCAACAAAAGCCCTATGACCAATATCAAGCGTCAACCCAAGCCTGCAACCGGCGCCAACCCAAGAGGATAATGAAATGACATTTTTTTACGACTTAAACAAAAAGCTGGACGAGATTCGTGCCACACCTAGCAAGACACATGGCCAGTTGAACGAGCAGTCAGCACCTGCGCATAAATCAAAGAGTCAGTTAACACAAGCACTCAATGAGCGTGACATGGGCAAGCACAACAATGCCACAACAGGCTTCAAAGCACTGGCTAAGAAAGCTGGCGGCGGTGAAAAAGGCAACAAGATTGCCGGTGCACAATTCCAGAAGATGAAGAAGGCCGGTCAACTAGAAGAACAAACAGTTGAAGAAAGTCTTAAAGACAAAGCCAAGTTGGTAGGTCATTTGGCCAAAGATATGGCAAGAAAAGGTCTTGAAAAGTTGGGTCACGGCGACGACGAAGCCATGCGCAAAGATTTGCAAAAGAAAGTGGGCATGCCACAAACAGGCAAGAAGCCTGGCGCTACAGAAGACTATGGCCCAATGGAAGCTGGTGCTCCAATGACAGGCAAGCAGAAGTCATTTGCTGACAAGATTGCTGTCGCCAAAAAAGAAGTTGACGAGCGCATTGGTGATGTGGCTGCCGAAGCTATTAAAAATGCATTGAGCCCCAAGCAAAAGAAAATGGCTGCATTGGGCGGCAACCCAAAAAGAATTGATGGTCCTGATCTTGCTGCGTTGCGCAAAGGTGCTGACATGGGCGAAGATGACGATAATAATCCGTTTACATCATACAAGAAGCCTCGCAAAGACGTTCCTCAAGTTGGGTCAGTTGAACGTGGTGCCAAGCACGATATCAAACACAGCACCTCAGATCCAAGATATACAGGCCGTACTGTAACACGCCGCACAGATGACCAAGGGCATTCAGTAGGCGCCGATGATGATGCAGACACACAAGCAGGACCACGCGGACGCGGACGTCCCAAGGGTACCAAACAAAGTATTGGTGCCAAGGGACCATCAGGTCGTTCAAAGTTGATGACAAAAGAAAATGACCGTGATCCAGGCGAATACGATCAAGAAGGCGACATGGCCAAAGACAGTATCAAGACTGTGGTACGTCATGCACAGGCCTTGGAAAAGATCCTAGGCGACAACGACAACTTGCCAGAATGGGTGCAAGCCAAGTTGGCCAAGATTGAAGGCATGATGACTGCTGTGGATGACTACATGCAGAATCAATCCGGCGATGAAGAAATGGCCATGGGCGAAGAGTCTACAAACAAACGTGACAACCGTGCTGAAAAGGCCGGTAAGAAAGTTACCAAGGACATTGAGTACGACGAGAAGAAGAAAGATGGGATCCATGGTAAAAAGCGTGGCTCAGAAGATGCCAAGGCCGAAAAAGCCGGTAAGAAAGTAGCCAAGGACATTGAGTACGACGAAAAGAAAGACAAAAAAGAAGACAAGCCTAAGAAAGTAAAAGAGCAAGGCGGAGCAGAAACTCCTACAGCATCAAGTGGCTTCAGCTTTGGACAAGGCATTTACGATTCAATGAATCGTGAACTGGAAAAGATGATTGCTGAATCTATGAGCGTGAACATGAGCGACTCAACCGAAGGTGGCAAGAGTTTGACCATCACTGCCACAGACGAAGATGCACTCAAGCTGGCTGGTTTGCTTAAAAATGCAGGCCTGGGTGGCGGTGAGCAAATGGGTCAAGAAATGGGCCACGGTGATGAACACGGTCATAGTGAAGAGCCATGCCCAAGTTGCGGCATGAGTGATTGCGGATGTGGCGATATTGACGAAGCCCTAGCTGAAAACAATCCAGATTGGCCAACTGACCAAACTGGCACAGAAGATGCCATGATGTATAGTGATGGATTGAACGGTCCTAAGTCAACTGGTCAATCACAGGTGCCAGTATTGGCCAGTCAAGAAGACCGCCAACACACATACGAAGAAGATGAAGCTCTTCGTAGAATGATGGAAATGGCTGGTGTTCAGCAAGACAATCTCAAGCCATGGGAACGCACCATGAAAGAAGATGCCGAAGAGGAAGAACTTGACGAAGCTGAGAAATGTTCAGCTTGCGACTGCGATCCATGCGAGTGTGACGAGTCTGTGACAGAAAGTTTTGAACAGATGTTGA